TAAGGTGTTCAAGGCCGTCCGGGCCCAGCCGGAGAAAACGGACAAACTGGACCTATGGGACCCCAAGGATTGCAAGGTGTTCCCGGCGAACGTGGACCTAAGGGCGAAGACGGACAGCCTGGACAAAAAGGTGACGTCGGACCAATGGGACCTCCTGGACAGAAAGGTGAAGATGGTTTAGTAGGACCTCAAGGTTTACAAGGACCTCCGGGACCAAAAGGTGACCGAGGTGAAACTGGTGAACGTGGACCTGCAGGCTCTGATGGATTAGACGGTGTAGCCGGACCACAAGGACCTATGGGACCCCCAGGACCTAAAGGAGCTGACGGTGTCGGTATTCCGCAAACACTATCTCTTAGTGGTAACACACTAACGCTATCTCACGGTGGTGGGACTGTAACTCTACCATCTTCTAGTCAAAATGAACCTACTCCAACAACTTCTTCTAGCGAATTAATCGGAGAAGGCATGCCTAATGGTAAAGTTAATGGAACACTCGGTCAAACGTATGTCGATACTAAGAAGACAAATGGAGCGTTGAAATGGATTAAACGTACACCTTCCGGTAACCAAGGCTGGGCGGTATTAGATGGAGATACGGGTTGGAAGAACATAAACATACTATCTAAACTAGGCAACTCTTATTTACAAGTCCGAAGAGTTAATAATACAGTAAATTATCAATTCGGCGGACTACAATGGGGTTGGTTCGGTATTGTTAGACGTGGTAATCCGGCGTTTATTGGACATCCAGGAAACCGTGAAAAGAAATGTTTCCTTATAGGAAACGGTGGTATACCTATGGGGTATAGATCTGCTAGTTCGATGATTGGTCAGATTTTCAACGACGACGGTGTTCCATATGGAACGTGGTATGTAGGTGGTGTTACTGATGCAAATCACTTACGTTTCCAATTCTTAGACCCGGTTCCTACAGATAGAGATATTGTCGACATCAGGGTTTCTAAAATATCTTACATTACTGATGACCCTTGGCCAACAAATTAAGGAGGTGACGATGTTAAATGAACAGTAATGAATTAAAGCACTATGGTATCCTTGGAATGAAATGGGGACGTCGCAAAGGCAAATCTGTCGTTTCGTCACCAGGGGGTAAACATCATGATTATTTGGAGGCTCACACTAAAGAGTCTTACAAATCTATGAGCACTAAGAAGCTCAAAAAAATTAATGAGCGACTACAAGCTGAGAAGACTTACAAAGAACTTACTTCTAAACAGAAGAAGAAAGGTAAGAGTTGGATTACTAACACGCTTAAGAATGTGGGTAGTCAACAGTTGGGTAACGCGCTTAACAAGTACGTTATTCCAGCAGCATTCTCGTTTGTAGCGTCGGCAGCAGCAGCTTATGCTACTAGCGGTCGTAGTGGAGGTAATGGGTATTCTCGAACTGTTAAAGCAGCTCGTAAAGCCTATACACAGAAACTACTAAACTAATATTACAAAGGTGGTAACAATACATGGTATTATCAAACACTGCTGTTCCAAAGTATTACGGGCAGTTTAGAGAGGCGGTTATGCGTGGCGATATCGCCGTTAACGAATTTATTTCGTTAGAGATGAACCGTATCGATGCTAACATAGCGAACCCCGGTATTTATTACGATGACGAAGCAGTTGAGGGTTTTATTAAGTATTGCGAAAATGAGTCGACCTTAACCGACGGTCGTGATTTGACCCTACTGGATTCGTTCAAACTTTGGGCGGAACAACTTTACGGTTGGTATTATTTCGAAGAGCGAAGTGTATACGAACCAAATCCAGACGGTCACGGTGGTAAGTATGTCACCAAATCTTTTAAACGAAGATTGATTAACCGTCAGTTTATTATCCTAGCTCGTGGTGGGGCAAAATCAATGTATGCCTCATTCGTACAGAGCTATCACTTAAATGTCGACACATCTACCACATTACAAGTAGCGACAGCTCCTACAATGCGTCAAGCTGAGGAGGTATTATCTCCGATTCGTACAGCTATCACTAGAGCGAAAGGGCCTCTGTTCAAATTCTTGACGGAAGGTTCGTTACAGAACACCACTGGGTCTAGAGCTAACCGTGTTAAGTTAGCGTCAACTAAAAAAGGGATAGAGAACTTCTTAACTGGCTCAATGGTTGAAATTCGTCCAATGACTGTAGATAAACTACAAGGTCTTCGTAACAAGATTACGACAATCGACGAATGGCTCTCTGGTGATATTCGAGAAGACGTTTTCGGAGCCATCGAGCAAGGGGCGTCTAAGATTCCAGACTACGTAATCGTAGCAATTAGTTCAGAAGGTACCGTTCGTAATGGTATCGGGGACTCAATCAAAATGGAATTACTAGACATCTTGCGTGGTGACTATGTTCAACCACACACATCTATCTGGTATTACAGACTAGATGATATTAATGAGGTAGCTCACCCTGAGATGTGGGTGAAAGCCAACCCGAATATTGGTAAGACAGTATCTTACGAAACATACCACTTAGAAGTGGAGCGTATGGAGAAAGTTCCATCAAGTCGTAACGATATTCTTGCTAAACGTTTTGGTATCCCAATGGAAGGATACACATATTACTTCACGTATGAAGAAACTATTCCGCATAGACCTAGAGACTATTGGCAAATGCCGTGCTCTATGGGAGTCGACTTATCTCAAGGGGATGACTTCTGTTCATTCACTTTCTTATTCCCACTAAGTAACGGTGGGTTTGGGGTTAAGACTCGAAACTATATTTCTGAGTCAACGCTCATGAAACTCCCATCAGCTATGCGAGAGAAGTATAACGAGTTCTTAAACGAAGGAACACTTATTGTTATGGACGGAACTATCTTAGATTTAGATGCTGTCTATGACGACTTAGACGCTCATATTATTGAGCGAGATTACGACGTCCGTTCGGTCGGTTATGACCCATACGGCGCTCGTGAATTTGTCAAACGTTGGGTTAGTGAGAACGGTCAGTTTGGTGTAGAGAAGGTTATTCAAGGGGCTAAGACAGAAAGCATTCCTCTTGGTGAACTTAAGAAACTAGCCGAAGACCGACTACTATATTTCGACGAACAAATGATGTCTTTCAACATGGGTAACTGCGTTATCCTACAGGACACAAATGGTAACAAGAAGTTATTCAAGAAGAGAAGAGACCAAAAGATTGACTCGGTAGCCTCAGCTATGGATGCTCTTGTTGCATATAAATTAAACAAAGACGCATTCGAATAGGAGGTATATTATGCATAGATATTATGATGAAGAAGAGCGTGACGATGAGTTGTATCACCATGGTCGAAAAGGCCAAAAGTGGGGACAACATATTTTCTCGACTGCTAAGAATGTAGCAACACGAGCCGCTAAACGAGCTGTCGCAAACGCTACCCCAGCAATCAAGATGTTAAATAAGCACGGTAAACAAGGTATTCAATTCTTAAAAGATAATCCTCAATTCGCTTATGGTGTGGCTTTACCAGCCGCTGCCTTTGCTGGACGAGCTACATATCAAGCCGTTAAGAAACACAATCGTATTAAACGTCAAGAGAAACAAGAGAAAGTTAAACGTACTCGTATTTACGACCGCTCTTCTGGTAACTACTGGCATCTTAAGAAAGAACTTACTAACAAACAATGGTTAGAAGTTAACCAACGTAAGAAAGCCGGAGAGAAGACTGGCGATATTCTTAAGAGTATGAAAGTTCTTAAGAAGTAGGTGATTTCATGAATAACGAATTGAAACACTTCGGCGTTCTAGGAATGAAATGGGGAGTCCATAAGAAGAAACCAACACACAAAGATTTAGGACCTGTTAAAATAACGATGTTTGGCGGTAATCAGTATTTACAAGACACTCCCGGAATTGATGTAATGCCGAACGTTCATTTGAGTAGACGACACATCGAAGCTATTAATAAACAAAGATCCAAAGGTATTGGAACTATGGAAGCTCTTGCTAATATGGGGGCCCTTGGAAGAGTAGACCGAGATTATAATTACGATGTCTCCCCTAAACAGATGAGAGAAGCCGCTGAGAAATACGCTAAACTATCGGCGAAGAGTGATCACGTTAGACGAATGGCTGTTACCGGTTTAGGTGTAGGATTTTTCGCAGCTAGTGCCGCAGCAGGTACTGATATGAGTATGAACGATCCTAAAACTACCGCATTAGCCCTAGCTGGCTCATCAGCAGTAGCCGGAGTATTAGCTTATGCCGCATCTAAAACTCTAGAGTCTAGACGACGCAAGAAAGATCTTGCGAAAGTCCGAGAATTATTCGGCGGAATCGAGGGCGCTTATGACTAATGAACTCGTAAAAAAATCTAAGAAACAATACGGTAAAGATCTAGCATCTACTAGATTGAAGGCTTACAATCGATTATACAGAAAACCTTTCGGAAGAAGCGAGTTGAAGCACTACGGTATTCTTGGCATGAAATGGGGTAAACGTAAAGACAAGCAATCTGGATCTTCGAGCTCCCCAAAGTCGTCTGAGCATTACAATTCTCTAGTTTCTAAATATTCCCAAAAGGGCTATAGCCCTCAAGAGTCAGCTAGACGTGCTAAAAATCGTATCAGAGCTGAGAAAACTCTACTAGCTGTAGGAGGCACTGCTTTAGCAGCAGCCGGGGCATATGTCGCCTATAAGAAGTATGTGAAAGATACTGTATTACCTAGCTCTACAATTTTTAAACAATACGGATCTTTTAAACCAGGTCAACCTATTGGAAACCATCGGAATGACTCGTTCGTATACGACAAATCTGATGTGAAGGGTCGATACGGAAACGTTAGAAAAATTCAAGAATATCTAAGTGGTTTAAAATAAGTATATTAGATTTACAAAAACCTATGATTGTTTAAATATTAAATAATTAAGAAGGTGTCTCACTACCTATATACCAAAGGTGAAAGTTTAAAGATGGAAGAGAGGTTTTCAACCTCTCTTTTTTGTCATTTACTCAATGAAAAAATTATCTGCACTTTACTT